CGGATATTACAATACAAATAGAAAACTTTGATAAAGAAATATATGATTTTATAAAAGACAAAACACCATGTAACGAAACCTTTTCTATAGATAAATCAAATCATCTTGATACCGGTTCAAGAAAATCTCTACCGGGGAGAAAATCACATGAAGAAGAAACGCAAATTTTTATTGATGAAATATTACCTTCTATTAATACCCTTCTTCTTAAAGAGGTAGTAAAACTAGGNCATCAATTTGGATATACATTTCCTGAAGAGGTTGTAATAAGATGTAAGTAATTTAAATAAAAATATGCCAAGGGGNAAATTCAGGCAAGGTATATTTAGACCAAGAAATAAAGATAAGTTTAGAGGAAAGAAATCACCTATATTTAGATCAGGTTGGGAACTAAAATTTTTTCATTGGTGTGATTTAAATGAAAATGTTATAGCTTGGGATAGCGAATGTGTGATAGTACCTTATAACAACCCTTTGACGGGTAGAATTAATAGATACTTTGTAGATGGGCTAATTACAATAAATGAAACTAATGGACCCAAAACGTATCTAATAGAAATAAAACCTTCTAAACAAACTGTTCCTCCTGTTGTTAAAAAAAGTAAGAAAAAGACAACTATGATCTACGAACAAAAAACATATATTCAAAATAGAGCAAAATGGGATGCAGCTGAAAAATGGGCTAAGAAAAGGGGTATTGAATTTAAGATATTGACTGAAAAAGAATTGGGTTGTTAATGCAAGAAATATTAATAGAAGAGTACAGTAAACAATTCTGCAATAACTATAAAGAAAGATGGGAAGACGTTCCTGATCATATTACTACTTCTGCACCAAATATAAATTTAAAGTTAATATGTAGATTTTCTGAAGGTAAAAAATCTATTTTTGAATTTGGAACATGGATTGGAAGGTCTGCTTTTTGTTTTTCACAAAATTATAAAAACGTTGAAACTATAGATTTTTTACCGGGTAGCGACATAGACTATTGTTATAATGGAAAGGAACCAGGTTATTATGTTAACGGTATACAAAATGTAAAAGTACATTTACATGATAGTACGACTTTTAATTTTTCTGGGTATGAAGATAAATTTGACTGTGTATTTGTAGACGGTAATCATGGTAGTATTCCGTGTTTTTTAGATTTAAATAATGCAACGAAAATATGTAAATCAAACGGATTAATTTTTTTAGATGATTATTTTTGGAAAAACGATTCCGGGGAATATGTAACACATCCATGGATGGGGGTAAAAGATGCAGTTGATAGATTAATTTCTTTAGGGTACAAAGAAATATATAGAATAAAAGATACTATGTTAGTATTTTTTGTAAACAAGTGGAATATAGAAAATAGTTTTATTACAGATTAATATGAAAAAAAACAACAATTGTATAAATATTAGCAGACATGTCTCTTAAGTTACTAGTTGAAGTACCAGCGCCTAGGGAAGAATATGAATATATTCTTGAAGAACAAAGCAAAGACGGTGTAAAAAATCTTTACATTAAAGGCCCTTATATGATGGCCGAAGATGTAAATCGAAATAAAAGATATTACCCATCAAGTGAATTAAAAAGAGAAGTTGATCGTTATATAAAAGATATGATCAAAGAAAATAGAAGTATGGGTGAATTAAACCACCCTACTACTGCTGAAGTAGATTTAGAAAGAGCTTGTCATATCGTAACAGATATGTGGCAAGAAGGAAAAACGTTTTTCGGTAAAAGCAAGGTATTGTCTACCCCTTGCGGTCAAATTGTAAAAAGCTTGATTAATGATGGGGTTAAGGTTGGTATGAGCTCTAGAGCTTTAGGGCAACTAACTGAAGAAAAAAACGGTATTAATAAAGTTTCAGATATGAAATTGGTTGCAATTGATTGTGTCTCTGATCCTTCGTGCCCGAAAGCATTTGTAAACGGTATTTTAGAAAATAAAAATTTTATTATTACCAGTGATGGTAAATATGAAGAAACTTATGATAAGTTTGAAAAGGGTTTAGATACCCTACCTCGAAGAGAGTTAGATGTTTATTTAAGGCAGCAGGTGTTAGACTTTTTGAATAAAATCGGCTCGAATGTATAAATAATAAATAATGTCACAGCGTACTAAGATTAGTAAGTTTTTAAAAAATATTTCAATTGGTGAGTATAAAAACGCACACTGGGATTTACGTACGGTAGTCGAAGACAAATTGAGGCTAAAAATAAAGAAAGCTTCTAAACAAAGAATTTTTTAAAATGGACAACATAACAGATATACTCCAAGAAAAAGCGGACGGAATCCTTACTGAGGGTACGTTAACAGCGATTGAAAATGCGTTCAATAAGAAGGTAGGCCTTCATGTTGAAGCAGCACTAGTAAAACAAGATGATGAGTATAGTGCCAAGTTAGAGCACTTACTCGAAGCTATAGACGTAGACCACACCGGCAAATTGGATAAAGTTGTTAATGCCATTGATAAGAACCATGGTCAAAAATTAATTAACGTGGTTGAGAAGTACAGCAGAGCTATTAATGAAGAAGCTGTTACTTTCAAGAGAGACGTGGTACACAAAGTAAGTAAGTACCTCGATATATATCTTGAGAAATTAGTTCCTCAGAGATCTATTAACGAAGCTGTTAAGAATAGAAGATCTGCTAGAGTTATCTCCCAGATGAGAAAAGTTTTAGCGATTGATGCTGCTCTACAGAGAGATAGCGTTAAGGACGCTATTATTGACGGTAAGATAAGAATAGATGAGAGTACTAATAGAGTGAACCAATCTAGCGCAATGTTAGAGCGTTTACAAAAGGAAAATGCTTTATTAAAGAGTAGAATCACTTTGGAAGAGAGAACAAATGATTTACCGGAAGATAAGGCTAATTTCTGTAAGAAGGTTTTAAGTGGTAAATCTGCTAAATTTATCACAGAAAACTTTGATTACACGTTGAAGATGTTTGACAAAAATCATGAAGAGCATCTTGAAGTTTTGCATGAGCAAGCCAAATCGCAAAATACAGTTACTAAAGATGTTGATCGACCAATTATTGAAGAAAAGGTTCAACAACCTCAAGATCGACATGCTGGTCACAGACCTTTAGAGACGTATATGGGTGAGCTAGGCAAATATTAATCAAAGTTTAAAACTTTATAAAGAATTTCTTAGTACATTAAGTGCTACAAACACATATAGTTAAATAATATTATGAAAGTAATTAAACCCACACAGGCTTATATCGATCAAGATAGAGCCAAGAGCTTGTTGGAAAAGTGGAATCCTGTATTGGATTACACGTCCGACAATGTANCTCCAATCGAAGACGATCACACTCGTCTTAATACGGCAATGCTCCTGGAGAACCAGGAGGCATGGTGTTTAAATGAGGCGCAGAACGTCTCTGGTGGTACGGGTTCTGTTATGTCCAATGGCGGTAACAACATTGGCCAGTACGGAAATCAGATCCCCAATTCCTATACTCAAGGTGATACTTACGCAACCGGTGATTATCGTTTGCCTAAGATTCTTATCCCTATGATTCGTCGTACGTTCCCTGAGTTGATCACTAACGAGATCGTTGGTGTTCAGCCGATGAGCGGACCTGTTGGCTTAGCATTTGCTTTGCGTTACAAGTACGACACCAATGCATTAGGTAATGGTGTTGACGGACAACCGGATGCAACCGGTGTTACTGTTGCAACAACCGGTACTGGTATTGTACCCGGTAACGTTGCCGGTGGTCTCGACGGTAAGGAATTAGGTTATCAGATGTTAGATACCCGTTTTACAGGTACTTCTTCTGGTAGTTTATCTGGTTTAGGTTCTGGAACAGACTTCCCGTTTGTTGATCAGGATGACGGTGTCGCAAGATTGCTTGCTAACTTCGAGTTAACAGGTAAGATTCCGCAGGTTCTTGTTAGTTTCGAGAAAACAGCTGTTGAGGCTGGTACTCGTAGATTAGCAGCCCGCTGGTCAGTTGAGTTAGAGCAGGACCTCAAAAACATGAATGGTATCGATATCGATACTGAGCTCACTAACGCTATGAGTTATGAGTTACAGGCTGAGATCGACCGTGAAATGTTGATGAGAATGGTCCAGGTCGCTCTCGACAACGGTACAGGTAATGGTTATTCTGTATGGGCTCCTCAGTCAGCTGATGGTCGCTGGTTGGTAGAGCGTAACAGAGACTTCTACCAAAGACTCATTATTCAGGCGAACAGAATCGCGATTAGAAACCGCCGTGGTGCTGCTAACTTCTTAGTATGTACACCTCGTGCAGCTGCTATTCTCGAGATGTTACCTGAGTTCCAATGGGTCCCGGTTCAGGGTAATGTTAACACACAGCCAGTCGGTGTTGCCAAGGTTGGTAACCTCGGTGGTCGTTTTAACGTTTACCGTGATACCAGAACGGAAGCTCAGTTTGAGCAGAACGCTGGTTACATTTCGCAACCTGATCAAGGTACGTATATTCCTACGGCAGCCAGAACTACACGCGTTGAGTACTGCTTGTTAGGTTATAAAGGTCCTGAGTTTTACGACACAGGTATCATCTACTGCCCATACATTCCTGTTATGGTTCAGAGAACAATTGGTCCTAATGACTTCTCGCCACGCGTTGGCTTGTTAACCCGTTACGGTGTTGTTGACAACATCTTCGGTGCTAACTTGTATTATCACGTCGTGATCTTGAAGAACTTGGGCGAAGCGTTCACACCAGGTTCACAGGCCGTTTATTTCTAAGTCGAAATAAGCAATAATTCAAAGCCCGCGAAAGCGGGCTTTTTTTTATGTTTTTAAAAAAGTTACTCAAATAGAATAAATACTTACATGGCCTTCAATACGAACGACATTAGAGCTTTTACCCATAGTTGTTATGCAGCTGGTGAAGATACAGATAATGATTCATGGATCGATCAACCGTCTCCATTTAGCCCACTAAGTGGCTTTCCTATTTCACCTGGTGCCCCGGCAAACTTTTATAATTTAAATTATACATTATCAGGCCAAAACGATGATATAGTTATACGTGTACCAGGTACTCAAGGGGAGAGTAACC